AGGGCGCGCGCTCCGCCGCGTAGGCGAGGATCTGCACACCGCCGAGGCTCAGCGTCTCTAGTGGGATGAGCTCCTGGTAGCGGACCTCGGTCCGGTATTGGTCGAGGACCTGCTGGATCTCATCGTCACTGAACGCCTGTCCTGCCCCGGCGGGATCGCCGATCAGGAGCCGGGTCCGGCTGATCAGTTCGGCCATCGTCGGTCGCGGCATCAGTCACCTCGCGAGCCTCAGAACCATCAGCACCCGGCGCCGCCAACCCCTGCGCCGCATACCACGCAGCGATTTCGTCCGCCGTAGCCAGCCGGCACCCGCGCCGGAGCAGGCCCTCCAGCTCAGCGTCATCGACCATGTGCGTCGCGCCAGCCGGGTTGACAATATACGCAGCCATCCCGATCACCTAGCTCAGCACAACGACACCGGCCGCATCGCGGAGCTCCGCAACGCCGTAGAGGACGTCGATACCGACGCGCACCCCACGGTAGGCCGGGTCGTAGGTGTGCAGCACGCGCAGGTTGATGTTGATATCCGGGTCATTCTGCGTCGCTGCCCGCACCCCGGATTCCGGCGGAGGATCGCGGAACGGCCGGGTCGCCAGGATAAACGCCTCCGGATGGAACGCCAAGTTCTTGGTGGAATTCGGCGTTCCCGACACGACCGGCACGTACTGGCTCATGTAGACCTCGAACCCATACAGGGTCCCGAGCGATCCGTTCGCCACGGCGGCCTGGCGCGAGAAGGCGAAATAGTTCGCCAGCGAGCTATCCGCGAGCAGGCTGATCTCGTCCTTCGGCGAGATCACCAGGTACCGCGGCGTCGAGGGAACCTTCGCCTCGTTGAGTTTCTGCCGGGCAGCCCGGACAGCAGCGGCGGTGATATCGGTGCCACTGGTCCCGACCGACTGCGACAGGCCAGCATAGAGGGCGAAGAGGTCCGCCTCAATCGCCTCAGCGATCGCGAGCGCGGCAGGCACGACGTAGCGATCCATCAGCATCTGGTTCGACTGCGCCTGCGCCACATCCTCAATGATGAAATCGACGTATTTGTGCTTATTCAGCGTCACGCTGACGGTCGCGCCACCCGTTGGCACCTGGACGGCAGCAACGGTGTCGGCCGCCTTGTCCTGAGCCGTGAATTTCCCAGGATAGGGGATGTTCAGCGTTTTCCCGACCCAGCCTGGTTCCATGTCGCTGTCACGCGTGACGAGCCTCGCGAGCACCAAATTGCCCTTGAGGACGTCGAGCGCGCGCTGCGCCCAGACCTGGGGAATGAATCCGGCGGTATCCGCAATCGACGTCGTGATGTTTGGCATCGGTTATCCCTCGACGATCCGTCCCTCGCGCAGAGCCGCGAGGATTTCGTCCCGGTGCTGCTCCCAGAAACGGCGGTCAGCGATCTGCGACGTGGTAAACACACCACTCCGCTGCTGCGGCGGTGACGCGGGATTCGTTGGCGCAACGGCAGGCGCCGCCTGGGCACTGCCTCGCAGGTGCGGCCAGCGCTTGAGCGCAGCCCTCAGCAGTGGCTCGATATTCGCCGGGCGCCCGTCATCATCTGTCTCGATCTCCTCAACGGCGATGATCCGGTGAGCGAGATCGGGATCGATGCCGAGCGCGACTGCTGTCCGCGTGGTCGCGTCGCGAATCAGCATCTCCGCTCGTTCCTCGGCCAGGCGCTGTGCCTCTGCCTCCAGCTCCTGCAACCGGCGCTGGAGTTTCTCCTGCTCGGTTAGTTTTTCCTGCTCGTAGGATTTGACGCGCTCCTCGTATTCCCGCAATTTCCGCCGGGTTTCTGCCGCCTCCCGGCGCAGTTTCCGCACGTACTCCGCGTCGAATTTCTCAGCCTCTGGCTCCTGGCCATCAGCCTCGACAGCAGGCGCGGGCTGCTGCTGGGCGGATTCCGCCGCCGCGGGCGACACCTGGTCGCGCACAACCGGCTCCTGGCCGGCTGCCTCGGTCACGTCGGTCATTGCTGCTCCTGTAGACGCTGGGGCAAGCCAAATTTCCGTTTATAGGTTTTCGCAGAGATCGTTTTTCCGCCGATCGTTACTGGCAGTCCCCTGGCAGCACGGTTCGCGTTCGTGCGTCTCGCGTGGGCCAGGGCGCGCAGTGCGCGGCGGCGTCCGGGCGTGGACATCGCTCAGGTCCCTTCACTCGCCCGGGGACGAGACTCCCCGGCAAAACCGGTCAACCGGTCAACCACAGGACCGGTCACATGAGACGTTATACCACGGGAAGGCCTACGCTCAGCAACGAATCCCGAGCAGGCGGGACAGTGAAATTCAACGCGCCTGGTCACCAGCATCCTCCCTCGCGGCGCGGTAATACGCCTGAGCCCGGTCCGGACCGAGCACCTCGGAGAGCGATCGCTCGCGTCCTGTTGTCCCCCAATCGCGCGACCGCGTCACCCCGATCAGGTCCTCCAGGCGAAGGGCACCATCCTGGTAGGCACGGAATTTCGCCGGTCCGAGGATCCGCCGCTGCATCGCCTCAGGCAGCGCGGCGAACTGCACTGAGCCCCGCTCAATGACTGGCGCGGTCTCCGGGATGCCGGACAGATCAATGCCAAGCTCCCGGCCGATCTCTGCCCAGGAACGAACCTCGGGCACCGGCGTGCAGCGGCAGTTGGGGTGAGCTGCCATCGGTGTATCGAGCCGGAACCGCTGACCATGCCGCGCCCAACAATACGGACAACAACGAGAATCGAGTGTCGAATGCCAGATCCAGCCGCGAGTGATGTGGGAGTTCGCCCGGTAGGTCTCCAGGAGCGTCGCGCGGTAGGCGCGCAGCGCCTCTGTCCGGGCAATCGTCATCGCTCGCGACAGGGCAACACCTGAGGCACGGCGCGCACGGCGAGCAATCTCCCGCGGATGCTGCCCCGTGATCACTCCCCGGACGAGCGCCTCGCGCACCTGCCGGGATGCGGATGGTGCCGTACGGTCCAGGAGCTCACGGAGCGGGCCCTGCTCGGTCACGGCGATGATGCGCTCAACCGCCGGGACGTTGATGGGAATCCGCGGGATATCGACGATACTCGGGGGCAGGCTCGCGATCAGCAGGGCACGTGCGTCGGCCGTCGCGGCCTCGACGGCTGCGCGGTAATACTCCAGCAGGGCAGGGGAGGCAGAACGTGTTGCCGCAGCGAAGGTCGCCTCGATGTGAGCGAGGATGCGATCGAGCCGGCGGGCTTGGTAGAGCCAGGCAGGGGTGAGTGGTTCACCAGCGGCGCGCCGCGCGGCGATCTCACGGGTGAGCCGGTCAATCTCCCCCTGCACCTCACGCCACGCTTCGCCATAGGCGCGCAGGAGTGCATCGACCGCGCGTCGCTCGTCGCGTGCGAGCCGCCTCCGGAACCCAGCCACCGTCGCGCTGATCCGGCTCACGCGCCCACCCCCCGGTCAAACGCGGCCAGCAACGCCTCCCCAGCATCGGCGGCCGTCACGTCCCGTTTTGCGCGTTCGAGATCAGGGTCATAGCCGAGTTTCTGGAGCAGCGTATCGGTTGAGACGCCGAGTTGCTGGTCGATCAGCGCCGCCTGCCGCGCCGCGAGGGGGTCAGCCGGGAGCAGGTCCGGCCAGTGAATCGTCGTCTCATTCTGGTCGCCAAACCCGCCGATCGCCAGCAGCCGGCGATTCAACTCAGCGAGCATCCGGCCATAGGTGCGCCGTTTCGTCTCCGTTTTCTCCAGCAACGGCTGGTAGAGGATCGCGAGGGCAACACCGGAGAGCGGCCCCACCCGGTCGAGTTTGCCGGTCGCGACCTCCGGGATCCGTGTGACCTCATGCAACGCCTCGCGCAGTCGTTCATAGAGGGCGATGGAACTCTGCAGATCACTCGTCATTTCGAGGTTGGCGATTTTCGCATCTGGATTAGGAAATACCAGCATTTCGTCAACCGGCCAGCCTGAGGCTGGGGGTGAAAACCCTGTCCCCCACGTTTTCGGATGCGCGTGGTTCCGGATGATCCGGTTGATATTCGAGAGGACGAAATTGATCGCGGCATTCAACGCAATCACGTCAGATTCAACGTCGGCAATTCCCCAGTACTCGTTCGGGCAGGGAAGATTCTGGCAATCAACGACCGGAGGCCAGGGCCAGGGCCAGGCGGTATCAGCGACCACCGACCACGTGGCACCGCTATCAGATGAGCGCAGGTCCGTAATGCGCCAGGTCTCACCATCGCGTTCAATCCGCTGCCGGGTGAGGAACGGCCGTTTTGTGGCAGGATCGACTGCGGGGTAGCTGATCGTGTAACGAACAACCTGGTCAATGTCATCAGGGTCATAGGCAACGCCGAGATGGGCTGGGTCGAGCACAACGATCCGCGGGTACGGCTGAGACGGAACGATTTTGGCGAACGCATGGCCGCAGATGGCACCGTTGAGCGCGAGTTTTTGCAGGGTGAGCATGTGGTTGTTTGTTTGCCAGCAGCGGCGCAGCCATTCCTCGGCTGGCGTATCGGCGAGTTCCGTCAACTCGAACCGGATATCCTGGCCGAAAAGAAACGAGACCCCCTTATCGACGATAACGCGAATGTAGTTGACGGTGACGTTGTCGTTTGGCTGATCCGGGCGGAGTTTGAGCGGTGCAGGATGATCACCGTGGTAGAGGCGCCAGCGTTCAGCGAACTGCAATGCACGGCTCGGTGCCTCGCGGGCAGCCAGCTGATACATGGTCATCGTTACCGGGTCTGTCACTGCTGCCTCCTAGGGATAGAGCGACGGAGCCGTCCCTGCTCCTGCAGCACCGGTTGCGCCCCAATAGGCGAGGGCCAGCGCCATGACGCAGTCGTCGTGCATGCCAGGCGGAGCACCGTACCGGAGCAGGCCAGAGGGTGTCCGTTCCGTCGTATACGCCTCCAATTCAGCAATGAGGATAGGGTCAGGAAGGATACGAAGCTGGTCCTGCTCAAACCCGAGTGCGAGCCGGTCGATCAGTACCATTTTTGTTGCGTTGGTGACGGTAAACGGGATCACGGGCAGGCCCTCGCGTAGCAGTTGCTCGATCACCGGCTCGCCCATCGCGTTGCGCTCAGCAACGATTGCCACGGGAGTGAACCGGGCGGCGAGCGCGCGGAGCCGCCCAGCCTGGACGGCATAATCGATCTGGTTGAACCGGTCGATCGCGACGAGCGTGGGCACCGGAGCAGCGCTGGGAGGCATTGCCCCAGGGGGAACGGCACGGGCAGCAGCGAACCGGTCGGGGAGGGGGCCCCCTGGGGGAGCACCGAGATCGAGCACGCAGATGACCGTGAAATCCTCGTGTTTCCCCCAGTCAACGCCCATGACGTACCGGTGCCCAGGCAGCGCTCGTTCCTGTGCTGCCGCCGTTGCCGCTGGGACGACCCGGCGGAACACGCCGGTCGCATCAGCAATGAACTCGGCACGATATTCCTGGGCGAACACCCGGGCCGGGAGGGTACGTTCGGCCCGGGCAATCTCCTCAGCCGGGATATGCGGGTTGGTCGCGGTCGGCATCCGCCAGGAGAACCATTCCGGCTCACCGCTCATCCCTCGCTGCCAGAGTGTGTAGAAATAGTTGTGGCCGCGTGGCGTAGAGAGGAACCAGGCATCACCCGAATAGTCGATGAGCGTGGGCTGCAGCACCGCCTCCCACGCGGTCGCGAGGTGGGGGACGGCCGCCGCTTCATCGATCACGACGCGAGCGTAGGCACGCCCACGGGCCGTATCGGGATTGTCCAGGCTCCACATCTCAATGAT